TTAATTGGTATGCCAGAAGCAATACAAGGTCCTTTATAAGTCCAAGGGTCAATCATATATTTTGAAATCAATGGATTGACAACTCTTTCAAAAACTTTTTTTCGTCTATTCATATTACTGACCACCCATTGCATAATATAAGTATTCGTCAACTTGGTCATCATATTCAATGCCAACAAGTTCTAAGGCATAATTATCTTTATTATCTTTAATTTCTTTAGAACCTTGTTCTAAGGTTATCACACCTTGTTTGATTTTGTCAACCACCTGGTCAACAAATTTTTCAGCTTCGTCCCAAAGCCAGTTTTTTGTCTTACTCATATGATTTGTCCTTTCTTTTATTAATCATTTTATACACATATCCTATCAGGTCTGGCCACCATAGTCAAGCGCTTTTTTAACTTTTTTTGAATTTTTTTTGTCTTAAAAAACAAGTATTTACAAGGGTTTTTGAGGCTGCGTCACTTTTGACCAGCAAAAAATCACTACTTCCAGTTGATTTTCACCCATTCTTGTTGCGATTCGTGTGGATTTGGCGCTCCGTGGAAGACGGCCACCTTACCGATTCCTTTTTCAAATGTCCATTCTGTCTTATGGTATCGTGGATTTTGTCTATTATTCCACTTATATGAAAAAGTCCATTCGTCTGGCATAACCTTTAGATGTTTATTACCTTTGATTAACATAGACATTACATTCTGGTCACCTTGGTGTCTTAGATAATTAGATTTATCCTGTAAAAATGGCACCCATATGGCACTATTGGCAATTTTAGTGTTAAATTTCATCACACTTGAATTGAAAAAACCACTTTGTGGATTAAAGTCATTAATTACACCAAAGGTATCATCATCTCCAAATGTGGCCATCTCATTGATATTCTCTAAAATAACCACATCTAAGTCCATATAAAGATTTGGTCCTTCTAACTCAGCATCTTCACTAAACAATTGTAACTTGTTCCACCAAGTTTGATAATCGTGGTGTTTAAATTGTCTAAACTCAATGTCGCCTTTTACAATCTTGTGTAATTTGACATGGTCTGTAAAACAAATAAATTTGTGGGGAATTGTAAGGTGTCTTTGCACCATATTGTACAAGTTCTGTACATAATCAGTTTTATACTTATCACCCCAATATACACATACAAAATTCATATATTTAACCAATTCAATATTGCTCTAATACTTAAAAAAACATAAACTAATTCCATTAACATACGAGGTATATCTTTGTCTTTATAACCCATATACACCCATATGGTACACGATATGCTAGATATAGTCCAACCTAACCATTGTGTAGAAACATTAGCAGAGGATAACACATAAACGCCTAAAATGGCAAGTATAAAACCTATCCATCTAACTGGTACTGTACCTTTAAAGTTTCCCATGCCACACCATCCTCTATTTCTTGTATGGTGAATTGATGATTAGCAATTAAATGTAACCACTCTTGTACAGTCTTTCTACCAGGTTTAAATGGCTTCTCAATCAATTCTAGTTTTCTACTTGTTACGAAACTGGCCACATTTCTTTGATGCGTTATGCCAGGTGTATTATTTAGGATACCATCTATCGCTGATAATGACATATTAGTTACTACACACCAAGCGTTTTTTAAATCATCTTTTATATCTGTATCCCAAAACTCATTTCCAGGTCTTGGTTTATTTCTAATCTTAATTGGTCTATCTGTGATTTCAGATAGTTGTAATCCTACTCTAACAATCCATTCTTTCTGGTCTATGCCGTGTATAAACTGACATACAGTTGGTGATGAAGGACATAATAGAATATGGTCACCACTATCTCTCCAACCTTTAAACTCTACATCAATACCTTGTTTCTGTAATACATTCCACCTGTCTGGTGATGCACTATGCATACGAATTGTGTGTATATTACCTTTACATATTCTAAAATATGTTGTGTCATAGTCATTGATTTTAGGTTCTGGATATCTTGTAATCTGATTGGTCAAGTAACCAACATCTACATACCACCACTCTTCTCCGTTCGCCTCACACTGGTTTATTTCAGGTATATTCTTACCTGCTAAACCCCAAAAGAAGTGTACATTTTTATCATTATCTTTCCAACCCTTTTCTATGGCTGGCCAGATTTGGTGAGATAGACATTTATCCCAAGCTAATTTATGAGTTACTATCATATTTGTCCACTATTCTTTTTGCTGTGCCATTTGCGATTTCTTGCATAGTAAATTGATTTGCTAATAAACTATCTATCCATTTGTTTACAAGGTCATCATCTCTTACATATTCTTTTTCAATATCAACATAATTAATTGAAACAGGTTTACACATACTTACTTCATCACATATTACAGGTACACCTTTTAACATAGCAGTAATACCTACAGTTGATTGATATGTAATTACACAATAAGCATTTTGTAAATCTTCTTCTAATGGTCTATCAACAGTTTTTGGTCTGACAATAAATTCTTTATCTGACCATTGTCTGACTTTCTCTTTTGTTTGTTTAATCCAAGTTTCAGGACTATCAATCTTATAATATCTACATACGAAATCTGTTGGTGGTATAATTAAAATATGGCCACCTCTTGGTATATTTTTAAGTCTAAATGTTTCTTTATGTTGTAATCTATATTTTTCTATTCTTATTTTATCTTCATCATCTAGTTCTACAATTCTATTTAAATTTTCTGCGTTCTTAGTTAATCTATATGTTCTCAAAAGAGTTCTTTCATTTGGTCTATGGCCGTGTGCTTTAAAGAAATAAGAGTGGTCAAAATAATAATAATTTAAATTTAATTGTTTACATTTGTTTAACCAATTTTCTGTACCTCTTAATATACCAAATACTGCAACATCATTTTTTTCTTTTAAAAATTCATTCATATCAAAACCAGGCCAAATACTTTGTTCTAATGGACCTACAGGTTTACCACCAAATAGTTTTGGATCCCAAAACTTGCCACCTTCTCTTTCTACAAAAGGTTTAACAACTTCGTCTAATAAATTTCTTGTTCCAAAACCTACTAACATCACCCAATCAACATTGCTTCTTTGTAGTTATAAAACCAGTCTTGTGAATAGTCAACATCTTTATATTCTTCAAACCAAGGACCGCCTTCAGTAAAGTGAACATTGTGTACATCTTCTTTATATTCATATTCACCTACTAACCAATTCCATTCTAATGGTAGTTCGCCAATCAAGTCTTCACTTTCTAACCATTTAAATTGATGTAGTTCTAAACCAGATGCTCTGTTAACATAATTTGGTGTAAGTTGTGTACACTTCTTACAATTCATTAACATAAAACTAGACCAATTCTTTTTAGGGTAAACTGTCTGTGTTTGACCTAAAAACTTCTTTTCATTTTTAGGTGTATAATCGTGTTTACAAACCTGTACTGCATACTTGTCATCTCTTAAACGCCATAGTTCTGCAATATCTTCAAACATTAACATATCACAATCCATAAACAATGCCCAACCTTGGTAGTTCATAAGGTGAGGTATAATAAATCTACTAAAAGAAAACTCAGTAGAAGATAAATTATTTCTTTCTCTTACAAAGTCATCTTTTATATTGTTTAATGCAATAGGTGTTATTGCAACTGGTTTTGTGCTATTTTGTATAATACTATGTGACAATACATTATAAGCCACTCTTTCTTTATTATCATATCCAATAAAGACATTAATCATTGGTTATTACTCCACTCTGGACTGTGTAACTCAGATTTTCTTTTACCTTTTCTATGGTCAATATAAGGATTCATCACCTTATCTCTTGCCATAATATGGCCACCGTTGCCGTCACCCCATTTTATTTCTGAGTAATGAATATCGTCCATCATATTCTTTCTGGTTTCGTCAAATGCGTGACAGTCTGTCCAATTTTCTAAATTGTATATTGTATCTTCTTTATACAAATTTAAATAGTGACCAAAAAACTTTTTACTAATTAATTTATTATTGTGAAATCCTATAAAACCTGTTTCTGTATATTGATTTGGTCTATCATAAAAACCAACAAATATATCTTTTGGTAAAATAGTATCATATACCTCTAATGGTATCTGTTTATTAAATACCATATCTGCATCTACAAAAAACATTCTATCTGCATATTCTCTAGCTGCATTTTGAGCAAACACCTTATAAGAAAATCTTACTGCATCTTTAAAGAAACTATCTGTAGATTTATGTTTGTTTCTTTCAATAAACTCTTTTAAATCTGGTTCGTGTTGAAACAAATCTAAGTAAGTTACATTCTTAACAGCAGGATATAATGTAACATTATCCTCTACAAAAACATACAAGTGTAGTTTTTGATTGGTGTCTGCATATGTTTTGATTAATTGATGTGCGTATTCATCATATAATCTTTTATTGTATGTTGTAAATAAAATACTAGACATATCTCTCTAAATCACCACCTATCATATCTCTAATTAAATCACCTAAGTCGTGTTTAGGAGTCCAGCCTAACTTTTCTTTTGCTTTTGTACAATCACCTATTAATAAATCAACTTCAGCTGGTCTAAAAAACTTAGGATTTGTTTTTACTATAATTTGATTATTTCTTGCATCAAAGAATTCATGTCCTTCTTCTTTATAAGGTATGTCCATATAATCTAAACACTTTCTAATAAACTCTCTTACAGTATGTGTTTGGCCTGTTGATATGACATAATCATCTGGCTTATCTTGTTGCAACATTAACCACATTGCTTCAACATAATCTTGTGCGTGTCCCCAATCTCTTTTTGCATCTAAATTACCAAGTTCAATTGGTTTACCTGTCTTACTATATTCTACAATACCTTTTGTAATTTTTCTAGTTACAAATTCTTCACCTCTAAATCTACTTTCGTGGTTAAATAAAATACCACTACAAGCAAATAGTTTAAAACTTTCTCTATAGTTTACTGTTAAATGATGTGAATATGTTTTTGCAACACCATAAGGACTTCTAGGATAAAATGGTGTCTTTTCTGTTTGTGGTGTTTCTTGTACTTTACCAAACATTTCACTTGTTGATGCTTGATAAAATTTAATATGTGGAAATCTATGTCTTATTGCTTCTAGTATATTTAAAACACCTAATGAATTGACAAGTGTAGTAACTTGTGGTTGTTCAAATGATAATGCAACAAATGATTGAGCAGCCAAATTGTAAAATTCATCTACTTCAATCTTTTCTAATACTCTTTCAATATTATATGGTTCCATTAAATCAACATCAACAAACTCAATTTGATTTGTGATACCTAGTTCATCTAATCGCCAATAACTTTTACCTGTGTTTCTTCTTTGAGCACCATATACTTTGTACCCTTTATCTAATAATAGTTTCGCTAGATAAGCACCGTCTTGGCCTGTGATACCTGTTATAATCGCCTTTTTCATTATACCCTCTCAAATATTAATCCATTATCTTTCCAAAATTCTCTTTTCATTGTAGAAAGTTCTATTGATTTTTCTGTTAAATCTTCTCTATATTTAAAACCATAATCAGTAAATAATGTCAACCAATAATCAATAGGTTCACAATTAACATGATGATGACCAGGTTTACCTGGTTCTGAATATGTAACAAAAATATATTTACCTTTTTGCATCAAATTCATCCAGTTATCTTCATATGTTTTTTCAACATGCTCTATAAACTCACAACACCATATCATATCAAAGTTCATATTAATGTGTTCTAGTTTACCTTTTGTAAAATCGTGTATCTCAAACAATTCAGGTTTTTCTCTTTTAGTTACAAAGTCACCATCAACACCTCTTGCATCTAAACCTAATCTAATTGCTTCATATACCATACCACCTGGACCACAACCAATATCTAACATTGATTTACAACCTAATTCATCTCTTGCAAATTCTATTAAACCTGTATCAATATGTGTAACATTACCGTGACCACCTAAATGATTTGGTAATCCTTTTATACTACCCATTTAACAACTCCATAATTCTTGGCATAATAAAATCTTTACTATTAAACTCACTCATTAAAAATTCTGTTGACGCCATTTGTTCATACCATTTTAAAACTTCTTCACTACTTGCATAATGTAAATTTTCTATCTTTGTATAATCTGTATTACCTAATCCTACACCAAAACTATGTTGAGTTGTAATTGTAGGTATACCTAATTCTGTTAGTTCAAATATACTTGTACTACTATCTAGTATAGCACAATAAACATCTTTTGCAATGTCAACAATTTTATTATCTCCTACCATTACTTCAACATCTAAATCATCATAAGTTAGTTTACTATGAGGGTGTGCCTTAACAACAATTTTTCTAGTTGTAACTTGTTTTATCCAATGTACCGTCTGTGCAACAAATTCAGCAACAGGTACAGAGCTAGTAGGGTCATCTTCTAAACCAGGTAAAATTAAAATATAACCATTTTTGTTATTTTTCCATTGAGGATTAAACACATTATTAAATGTAAAGTTGTTTTCTTCTTCTATTAATTTTAGATTTTTCTCTAATCTACCTTTAATTGGTTTGCACCATTTAGTATGACTAAAGACCCAATGATTTAATCCCATTCTATAAAATCTAGGAGCAATTTCTTTGTAAAACTTATTGACATAATTACACTTCATTCTGCTAAGTGTAGCGCTCTCTAAATGTATAATATTTTTGTTGAAGTGTTTGGCAAACATATTAATCATTTCATTTCTATGGTTCATTACGGCCATTTTATGATTGTTTGCATTTGGCAACCATTGTCTTTTAGGGTGGTTACTACCAAATGTACCATTATTTAAAAAGAAGTCACAAGTTTTCATATGCCAAAAATGTTCATAGTTAAAACTATCAAAATTTGACAAATCAATAATTTTGTGGTTTTCTTTTAATGCGTGTGCAATTGATGTAACTGCTTTTGACTTATCAAACTTTACTATTTTCATAACCAACCTTTGCTATATAATAACTATCAACAATATCTGATACAGGATTACCAACTTTATCAGTATCAAATATCTTTTTTAAATCAATATTTGTTTCTTTTATAAAAGCTTCGTACATCATATCTTTATCTGCATTACCTTTTCCGGTTGCACCTTTTTTAACAACACTAGGAACAACTGTATTCCAGGATAGTGCTTCTTGTTCAAGTCTGTATTTAAGTATGCCACAATTTTCGGCAATTTGAAAAACGCCTTGGCCTTTAGAACCAAATGAATAACCCTCAATATATATTTCATAATCACCTTCGTGTAAATCATATAATACATAAAACACCCAATCTGATATTAGACCAAACCTATGCATAGGGTTATCAAACTCATCATGCAATTGGCCTTCAATATTTTCAGCCATCTTACCATCATATTTTTTCTTGCTGGTAAGATAGTAGAAATTTAGTTTATCATCTTTTGCCACACATATGGCAGGACTTGTTAAACTATAATCAATTCCAACTATCGTCTTCGGTGTTGTTTTCCCAAATGTCTTGTTCATCTTCTTCCTGTTCAACTTCATAACCACAGAAAGGACAAGTAAGAGGTTCTAAGTCTTGCTCTTCAATGTCCCATTGTACGGTATATTTAGTTTCACAGGAAGAACAGTGTTTTTTTCTAGTTTCTTTAGGCATTATAGTTTAAACTTTTTAAATTGGTCCTTCTTAACATCTTGTTTAATACCGCCAATAACATAACTTTCAATTTCTGTTTCTTGTGGTGCGTTTTGTAAACTTCTACTGTTTAACCAATGGTCTACCCACGGTAGAGGATTTGTTTTTTGGTCGTAAACCGGTGTTATGCCGATTGCTTTCATTCTTCGATTGGCCATATATTCTACAAATTGGTGTAACAGTTTTTCTGATAATCCAATCATACTTCCTTGCGAAAATAGATATGTCGCCCAACGCTTCTCCTCCTGTACAGCTTCATCATACATTTTATATACTTCTTTTTCACAGTCTTTCATAATAGGCATCATATCTTTATCATCACCGTTTCTCCAGTTATTAATAACTGTTTGTGACATTGCAAGGTGTTGACTTTCATCTCTTGCAATAAAAGAAATAATCTTTGCACTACCTTCAAGTAGTTTTAATTCACCAAAAGCAAATGAACAAGCAAATGATACATAGAATCTTAAGCCTTCTAAGATATTAACTGTAACCATTGCAAGGTACATTTTCTTTTTAAGTTCTTGTAAATCAACCTTGTCTGGTGTTAGATGCCATTTATAACCTAATTGAATTAACTCATCATAAGTTTGAGTTACAGACTTACTTCTTTTCTCAATCTTTTCATCTTCAATAATAGTATCAAAAATTTCATTTGGATTAGAGTATAGATTTTTAATAATGTATGTATAACTTCTACTATGGATGGTTTCAATAAAGTCCCAAGTTACAATACAACCTTCTAGTTCTGGTATAGATACAAATGGTAAAAAGGCCAAACACGGTCCTCTACCTTGTACACTATCTAACATAGTTTGATATTTTAGATTACTTGTAAAAATAAACTTTTGTTCATCTCTTAGTTCTGCATAATCATTTCTATCTTTTTGAAGTGACACCTCTTCAGGTCTCCAGAAATAACCTAATTGTTGTTGGTTCAACTTGTCAAAAATAGGATACTTCATATCACTATATTGTTGTACCTGTAAGTCTTCACCAAAAAACATTGGTTGTTTGGTAAAGTCTAACCCTTTTGCTTTATTAAATACACTTGCCATTACTCTTTTCTCTCCTCTATATCATAAAAAAATTTGTCGTCATCACCTGCTGTCCACTTTTGTTCGCCTTCTACACTATACTCTACCGTGGACACTTTGAAATCTGGAAACTTCAAATCACTAGGAGTATAAGACTTATCATAAAAGATAACTCTATTGTTAGGTTGAGCCGCAAAATGGCCATTCTCTAACTTTAATATATTAAATGACTTATGTTGACTAGGCGTTTCACTATAAGACACATTTCTTTCTAAGTTGGTTGAATTTGCATTATCTATTGTAAACATATACCAACCTTTGTACCATTTCTTTGATGGCGACAAATACTTAACTTGATTACCTATCATCATCACTTTTTCACAAATTGTAATATCATAACTAAAACAATCCCATAATTGTAATTCACTTAATGGTACACTTTCTTCAATTTCTTTTTTCCACACAAATGCACTAATTGGTAATTTATCATATAAAGCACCATACTCAGGTAAGTATGTTTCAAAATATAATGCTCTACCTTGTATAGACTTTGCTGTTACCCAAACTCCCTCAACAAACTCACCGTGGCCTTTTTGGTGGTCATAGAGATATTCCTTTTTGACAAACACATCTATATGAGGTGTATTTACACATAAAAATGCCATAACACTCCTTTAAATTGTGCATGATTCACAAGCTTCTTCATCTTGCAATTCAGCGGTTGGTATTGTTACTTCTTCTACATTATCTTTCCAACCAACTGGATGAGATGGTTCGTCAATATCTCTTTTTGCATCATAAGTATTTTGATAGTATGAAGTCTTCCAACCTAGTTTGTAAGTAGTCAATAAATCATTGGCCATTACCGAAACAGGTACTTGGTTGTCTTCATAATTTTCAGGATTGTATGACCAGTTTCCACTAATCGCCTGGTCAAAATACTTTTGCATTACTGCTACGATATTTATATATCCTTCATTGTCTTTCATATCCCATAATAAAGTATAAAAATTCTTCAATCTTTGATAATCAGGTACAACTTGTTTTAATGTACCTTTCTTAGACTTTTTAATACTTAAATAGTCCCTAGGTGGTTCAATGCCGTTTGTTGCATTTGAAACCACACTAGAGGATTCAGATGGCATTTGGGCTGAGAGAGTGCTATGTCGTAGCCCATATTCTTTAATGTCTTTACGCAATTCTTCCCATTTCATAGATAGTTTTCGGTTAGTTAACTCGTCTACCTCTTTTTTATAGGTGTCAATTGGTAAGATACCATCGGAATATTTTGTTCTATCAAAGTATTCACATTTGCCTTTTTCTTTTGCAACATCATTACTTGCCTTTAATAGATAATATTGGAATGCTTCTGTTAATTCATCAACTTCTTTCCAAGCTTGTTTATCTGAATATTTTAATTTTGCTTTTGCCAGATAGTGTGCAAGACCAATATAACCAATACCAAGACTTCTTCTTGCTTTAGTAGATACTTCGGCCGCCTTTACTGGATATTTTTGGTGGTCAATAATCTCATCTAAACTTCTTACTGCTAAATCACAAAGGCCTTCTAAATCTTCAAGGTATTGTAATTTACCAACATTGATTGCCGATAAGATACATAATGCAATTTCTCCTTCTCCGTCAATGTGTTGAATAGGGTCTGTTGGTAGTGTAATTTCCTGACATAAGTTTGACATATAAACTCTATCTTTAAAACTAGAATGAGTATTACAGTGGTCAATATTCATTATATAAATTCTACCGGTTTCAGCCCTTTCTTTGAGCATATTGAACAACAAGTCTTGCGCTGACACTTTCTTTTTCCAGACACTTGTTTTTCTTTCAGTTGTTTGATAAATTTCATCAAATTCAGGCGAGCCCCAAGCCTCGTAGAGTTCAGGTACTTCGTGCGGAGAAAATAATGTAATGTCTTCATCATTAATAAACCTTTCATAAAACAGTTTTGATAACTGTATTGAATAATCTAATTTCCGTACTCGGTTGTCTTCCGTTCCTTTGTTGTTTTTGAGGACCAAAATGTCTTCAATTTCTTTATGCCAAATTGGGAAATGAACCGTAGCGGAGCCTCCACGAACA